ACGATCATCAATGTCGCAATAGAATGATACGATTTCAGTTTTCACGGATCAACTCAAATAATTGGTCATCGGCAGAAAGAAGATCTTTAACACGATTAAAGTTATCCTTCACTGCTTCTAATTTACTCTCATAGAGTTCTTTTGTCAATGTTTTTATATCAAATTCTGGTGTCAATTCAATGATACCATCTTTATTGAAGATATCACCGATATCTGGAGAACCCCAATATACGGGAATGGTTCCAGTGACAAAACAGTCTGTGAGTTTCTCGGTATAGTATGTCGAGTACTTATCGTTCTCAATGACAATGGAGAATCGATAGTCATTTAATGCTTCCGATTTATCCCCCCAGGGAACTCCAGGATTCAATCTCTTTGATCCATTTACACCACCATATAGATCAACATTATCTTTCCATTGTTCTGCTAGAGCATGACGAAGAGCATGACCAAATGATGCTTTCTTAGGAGAAGCAATCAAGGATGTCATCTTTGTCTTGGAAAAGATATCTGCATTCTTTATCCATGGAAGATTGCTTCCTGCTGGACAATAGCGAATATTTGGATGCTTGCCTACCATTTCCCTTTCCGAAGTGAAAAGAAGATCATAGCAAGATGCAATCTCGACTATATTGCTTTCCCACACATCCCTAGGAAAATACATCAAATGAAAAATAGCACGGGATTCGCAAACCCATGCTATCTTTTTCTCCCCAGGTTTTTTCTTATATGTCATTCCAGAGGCGATGCCTCCGTCTATGAAGACCTTGACGGGAAAGTCTTCTGAAGTCCAATCAAAGTATCTTGGTGTCAAATTCGAACAAGTTGAATGTTCAACTTCAAATGGAGCACCAATTGCTTGCATCTTTTCCATAGTATAGAATCTCCATGACTATATATGTCACTTTCCTATGTGATACTTTGGCACTAAAGTCCATTCCTTCTTTTCCTTGTGGGGAATGATCTTTAGTCTTGCAAGCGAAAGTTGTGGTTCAGCATACTTGGCGGGATCTACTGCTTCTAGCAAACCCCATTCAACTAGAAGTTTGACGATTGTGTTTCGTCTACCAAGATCGTCCGTAGACATGTCTGAATCCAAACCATCAAGAACAAACATTTCCTTAAAATGCATGATAGCATATCTACCTCTTTTGTGTAGTATGTGGCAAGATTGGTAAAGTTTCTTTTCTGTCTTAGAAGAGACTCCGATACGGGTTAGAGTTTCCTTTACTTTAAGGAAATCTTCTTCAGTCTTTAATTTTACTTCAACACCCAATCCCTCAAAAATATCTTCTGTCATAATATACTCCATATTAACAGAAAATATTTATATTTTTAGCGTTTTTGACCACCTTTTTGTACTAAATCTCGTAATTTATCCATAGGAAGGAGGTCAATTATCTCCTTTGCCCTCTGGTCAGAATATCCAAATATCTCCTTGACTATTGCCAAATCCTTATCTTCCTCTGGTTTAATCCATTTGGAAAACCGTTTCCTCTTGGAAATTGAATATAGCAGGTAATCATACTGCATCTTTTTATCTAAAAATGCCATCTGATTCATACGGTTGGCATAGAAAACAGTATCTGGAAAGTAAGAAAAACACTTATTTACTACAAAAGGAACATAGTCTTTTTCTAGACGAGCATCCTTGGAAAGAAGATTTTCCTTGGTCTGATTGATTGAATTTAAAAATTCAGATAGCATATTATTTAAATGCACATGACATCATGATCTGAACCAGACAGGCGACCATGTTGATTTCCTGATCTGCTACAAAGGCACTACGGTACTGGGATTCCGCTAGGATCATGATCGCCTCTGGAATGCTCTGATTCTCCAGATTGTCTCCCAGGGCATCGTAGATTTTCCTATAGACTTCCTGGGGAGAAGTCTCTGCATTGAGTGCTGCCCAACGACGAACGGTTCCAAAATCCTTATTGCGCAATGCAGTCATGAGACTCTTGATCTCGGATTCTGCAATTGAAGAAAGAATGCCAACATCGATAAGTCCAGATACCGAATACCTCTGAAGTTCATTCAGGATTCTTCGCATGTCGGGAAAGTGCTTCATGATCAACTGACCAAGCACCTTCTTATCAAATTTGATACCCTCTTGATTGAGGATATATACACACCTCTCCATCATTCTTGCTGCAATTGCTGGTTTCTCTCCTGTCGGAAGAGTGAAATCGATACAAGTGCAACGAGAATGAATAGGTTCAATAATTCTGGATTTGTAGTTACAAGTAAGGATAAACCGACAGTTATTTGCAAACTCTTCGATAGCACCACGAAGAGCGGGTTGAATGCTATTAGCATTGGAATAATCAAACTCATCTAGAATCACTACCTTGGTTGTATCACCATTCAATGAGATTGTACTTGCAAACTGCCGAATCTTTGTTCGAAGAGTGTCGATGTTTCCCTCTTCGGAGCAATTGATGAGGATCCAATCGCATCCCATCTCATTGCAAAGTGCCTTGGCAACCGTAGTCTTGCCGACACCAGCAGTTCCAGAAAACAGTAAATTTTGTGGTTCCCCCTTACGGACCATATCCCCGAAGGTTGACTTCAGGGATACGGGGAGAACACACTCTTCGATGGTCTTCGGGCGGTATTTCTCCACCCACAAAAAATTATCAGGATTCATAATCAAGATCCATACTTAGAAGTGTTCGCTTCCATGGCAAACCAGTACTTAAGCGAGATGTTCTTATTGACAAACTCGCCAACGATATTCTTTGCAAAATTGATCACATAATCTCCTGGGAGAATCTTGAGATTTTCCATCTTGAAATGGAACAGGAAGTTAGGACCAGTATACGAATCTCCCACCAAGACCTTGTAACTATTGCTTGTGGGATCTCCAAGATCCGAAACAACAGCATAGATTTTGTCATCATCAGGAGAGAACGAAATATCTGGAAGTTGCATGACTGACGCTGCTTTCTGAAGTTCAGAGAACATCTTTTCGGTCATGGTGATGCTTACATTTACTCCAGGCATTACAACATCCTTTGTCGGAACAGACAAAAGACGAGGTTCCGAATAGTAGTAATTGACTACGGAATCTCCACCATTCTTGATGCGAACGCTCTTCTCTCCAAAAGTAAATGTCGGAGAATTGAAAAGACTGATGACACCTAGAAACTTATTCAGATCCCAGATGCCAAACTCAACATCAAACTTTTCTTCCACGGTTGCAACTGCCATTCCATTCTTGGATGGAGTAATTGTCTTGATGACATTACCAGGTTTTACCAACAGATTGGAGTTTAGAGTTGAAAAATTCTTAAGGATTGTTAGGGTATTTTTCGAAAAAGTCACTGTACTCATAATTACCTCATGAAGTTATCTTCAAAATCATCATCTTCAAAACCACTTTCCCAATAATTCTTTAGTTGTTGTTTTGATCTGTTTTTTTCAGAATCTTTCTCTTTCTTTGAAACAGATTTCAAAGGTTTAGGATTTGGTTTAAGTTTGTCGTTCTTCTCTTCACGCTTCATAACTGATCCTAGTATAGCATAGATTTTTCATAGTTCAACCCAAAACTTATTATTTTCTTCCTGAACATAAGTGTATAATATCGCCGTAGACGGAACATACCATCTATCGCCTATGTTAATATTCACAGGTTTTGTTTCAGATATGTAGAAAACATCGTCACCGCCAAGCGACTTCCATGCAGAATTTCCATCGATGGTTCCTGGTATCTTAGCAGATGTTGCCTTGACTGCAACATATTTTTCGCCATTATGCTCTACCGAATCGCCTATCTTATAGAGATAGGGTTTTCCATCGACATCATACTGCCGAAACTTACCTCTGAAATTTAGCGTATCTGTCGTATTCATTTCATGTATTTATCATGCGACTGAAATTATTCTTCTTTTCAAATGTAATTACAGTTGAAAACTTGTCAATTAGTTGATCCGCCTTGTGACTGATAACATATACATTTGCCTTGTCACTCACGACTCGTAGCAACTTCATCAATTCATCCATTCCAACACTGTCCAAAGATGAATCAAATACCTCATCTAGAATGAGAAGGTTGCAATTCACGCTGTTCTTCAGTCTGGCAATTTCTCTCCATGCAAGAAGCAACGCAAGATCTATTCGCATCTTCTCTCCTTCGCTGAAGTTCATGTATGAAAATTCATCACGATGACGAGACTTGATATGTTCATTGAATTCTTCATCCATATGAAACTGCACGAAGAAATCCATCGATGATAAAAACTTATTGATGAACTTATTCATATGAGGAAGATAATACTTGATGATCTTTCCCTTCACACCAGAGTCCCTGAGCAATTCTCCAGCAAGTTCATTGTAAAGAAGATCATCGGAATGAATTTTCTTTTCCTCTTCGAGAATTTCCAATCCACCAATCAACTGATTCAGTTTTGCCTGTTCTTCCGCGATATTGTGAACTAGAATGGATTTCGACATGGAAGACTTGACTCTTTGAATTTCTTTTAAATAGTTGTCAATTTCCTTCAAAGTTGCTTTTCTG